CAAGTGCTAAAGCGTTTTTATGGAAAGCTAATGAAGCAACATGAGATTCTCCAAATGTAACTGTTTGAGCTGTAAATGCGGTTCCTACAGCAGGATATACGCTAACAGAAACTACACCAGCTACAGCAGATGCACTATCAGCAGTTGCAACAAATTGCTGTCCTGCTATTGTAAATACATCACCCTTTAAGACTTTAGCAGTTGAAGTACCGGCAGTACTTGTTAAAGTAACTGTTGTAGCATCTGCAACCCCTGTTCCTGTTACGTCCTCTAATGCAGTATAGGCACCAGCAGTATGAGTTTTAATATTTTGATCCATGTAATTATCGAAACCTAACACTCTACCCATTGAAGCTTCTCTTAATGCAGCAGTAGAACCGCTCTTGTCAGCACCAGCTAAAGCATCCATTGTTACTAATTTAGCTTGAGCATATGGATCATATACAGCAACACGATTCTGCATAGGTACTTTGTTTTTATTCATTACCAACATAGCTGCTGAAATATCAGTTAGAGCTGAAGGTGTAGTTCCACCTGTTCCGCTGTAATATGGAATATCTTTGTATAATCCGCATAAATCCTGATCTATTTTTTCGGCTATTGCTAAAGTAGCTCCATCTAATATTTGAGCACCAAAATCATCAATGTCAAGAGTAAGTTCTTTTGAGCCAACTTCTACAGATACGTCAGCTATTTTATCTAATTTAACCAACACGTTAGATTCGCCTATGTCCTGTAAGTTGATAGTTCCTCCAAATTCATCCGCTATGAATGTAGCTGGTTTCTTAACTTGTATTGTATCTCCTTTTTGTTTAAATTCGCTTGAATAATCATTATAAACTAATCCTGCCATTACCATATTTGATTGTAGTCTTAATAATGCCTGTCTTGCTATTTCTTGTACTGATAAAAAAGTATTTGTTGCCATTTATAAATCACTCCTTAATTATTATTTTGTCTTGATGCAAACCACTCTGCATCAGTCATTTTTGATTCATCTTTTGGAGGTGGTGCTCCTGCTCCTGGTGTTCTTCCACCATCTTTAAACCTACTCTCTACAGCAGAATTAATAGCGGTAGAATACACTTCTTCGAAAGTTTGCAAATTAGCCATTGTTGTATCTTCATCTTGCCCAATGAAGTAATCAATGAGGTTAACTGGAAGTCCTTTTTCAGTAGCATGTTTTAATGCTTTATTTGTCAAGGCTTCTCTTGCTTTTTCTACCTTCATCTGTTCTATTTCCTGCTGTAATGATCTTAGCTTTTTAGCTTCTTCACTTTCCGGTGGGTATCTCTTGGCTATTTCATCTTCGATAATCTTACCTAAATTATTTTTCTTAAAGGTTTCAATGCCCTCAGTAACCCTTTTATCTCCAAAAGATTGAAGCCACTTCTTAGCATCTTCATTTTCATTTACGAATTTTGTTACTCCATCAAGTGTTATACTAACTGGTTCGCTAGGTTGTAACCCTTGTATGTAGCTTGTCAATGTTTCTGTACCACCATTTAAAGCTTCTTGTAATGCTTTTATTTCTTCACTTGTCATTATATATTCCCTCCTTGTCCTCATAGTTCAATGCCCTATAAGTTCAATTTATTTTCTGTTTTAGTTTATTGTCGTTTCGGACAAAATAGTTATTTACTCTTTTTCATGTCCTTCATCATATTACTTGTCATTGGTTTTATTATTTTACTCATATTCTTCATCATGTCGCTATTCATTGGTTCCATCTTTGATTTATCTGAGTTTTTAGCCATTGTATTACCTCCCTATTTAATTCCATATTCTTTCTCCCATTCTTCGTAAGTCATATCACCTCGTACGAAGATACTTTTACCCGTCTTATCACGTGCAATTCTCTGTACATAATCATCACCAAAAAATGGGGTTTGTGAACTCCTGCAATTTGGATGCATTGCTGGAAGATTTACACCGCTTTGAGCATCTTTAGTATTAAATACCTTTCCATCAAGTGACCTACAGATAGTTGATGTCCTTCTATCTAAAGTTGCAAGAAACTTATACTTCTCTACTCCACATTCCTCATAACCTTTAATACTGGCATTATTAGCAACATAAGTAGTTTCAGTCCTTACTAGTCTTTCAGCGTTCTTATATCCGCTATTCATAACATTGTCTAAGTCTTTAGCCATCTTCTGGTTAGATTGGCCTTGTATAAAACCATTAGTTAATGTCTGCTTTATATTCCTTACTAATTTATCTCTATGTTCCCATATCCTCTTACTGTAATTTTCTCCACTCCAAGGTGTAGTTAGGATTTCTTCTATAACTTTAGGATTCACTTTTGTAAAACTAAAGCTTAAGTTCAAACCTTTCTGAATATCGAATATAGTTTCATAGTAATTAGCGGTGTATATGTTAGTTAACAAACTCTCTATAGACAGTTGTTCTTGTCCTGTAAGCTTAAATAGAAGCTCTTTTATGCTTTTCATTAAGCTATCCAACCTATTGTATTTAATAGCATCAGCATAGCTTAAAACACCATCTATGCTATATTTAGAATAAAAATAAGCCAACTCTTTCTGTATCTCTTTAAGATTATTAGAATAAGCTTTCTTTAATTCCTTATTAAGTTTTTCACATAATTGAAAGTATTTTTCCTCTTTCTCCAAACTTCTCTTTTGCCAGTACTCTTCATTATTTAAACTTGCAATAGTTCATCACCTCGTTATGGTCAAATATTATGGATAATAATTGACTAAAATATCACCTTAACCGTTGATTTTACTAATTTTAATCACCATTAATCTTGTCATTGTTTATATTATTATTGTTTTGGGTTAAATTGCTATAATCATCACTTAAACTTTCTTCTTTTTCTTCCTTTATACGTTGTAATTCATAGTCAACATCATCTATAAAGCTAAGATTAGAGAGCAATGTTTGATCTGATATTATTCCCTTGAAGTTCTTAGCAACCTCTGATAAATATTGTAGGTCTATAGGTAAGTTTCTATGATATTGAAAGAATATATCTAAGTAATTAAGCCTTATATTCTCTTTAGTCTTCCATACATCACATAGTAATTTAAATTGCCTCCTTAATGCCTTGGTAAATTTATTCTGCTTTATAACAACCTTATTTTCTAATGCAATAAGTTTCCACTTCCTGCTTTCTCCTGTTTGAGCACTACCTGAGAATTTTTCATCTGACATATCTACAGTTTGACTAAACTTATAGATGTTATCATTTAAAGTGTTTTTCTGTTCTTTATAGAAGTCTGTATTAATATCTTTGGTTAAGAACTTAGCGTCACAACCCTCTGGTAAACTAAATGCCCCTGTTTGCCTTGCTGCTTTTATTGTTGCTGCATCTATATCAGCACCTATAAAGCACATATAAGCCTGTCTAAATTCCTCTAATTCATTCTGAGAATCAGATGTAGTCCTGTCGTAAGCATCTATTAAAGCTTCTACCCTATCAAAATCCCCTTTTTCTTCATCATTATTCTGGAATTTTACCAAAGGAACTTCACTGAACAAGTGTGGCTGTGGGTTTTTACCCTCATTTAAATCTAGTCCAAAATCAACACCATCACCTATAAAATAATGAACATACTTATTGTCATACCATTCTACTTTTATTTTTCTATTACTATTCACATCATATGTTGTGTAGTATCTTAGTGCATAGAGCGGATTACCCTTGCTATCTTCTAAAAATATGCACTCCCATGGATAGTAATTAATAAGAACTGGTTCACCATCTGTATTTATGTATAATAGTCTTGCACCATAACCGCATACCGCAGCTAATTTACCTGTTTCCATGTCTAAGTCTTCTATACTGTTCATTATTCTAAAATTACTTAATTTATCCGTATAAGCATTATATTCAACTTCATTATACTTGTTTTTATCCACTTGATAAGTAATAGGATTACCAAACAAATAACCTATGCCCTGAAGCACGATTGTCCCTCTATAGTCATTGTTTATTTTATTATTTATTTTGTTCGCATCTTCAAACGTTCTATTGAATATATCTAGTTCTTCAGCTCTATAGGCATTGTATTTTCCCATTAAGTCATATGCTATAGATTTATGATCGTCTATAAGTTCTTTTATTAAAGTTCCATTTATTTGTCCATTATTAGCTTGCAATTTAGCTAATACTATCTGTTGAATTACTGTCATGCTTTCACCTCCTTAGTATAATGATTGTGCTGCTTTAACCTTTTTATTTGCCATATCATCCTCTAGCATATACCTAGCAGCATCAATTGTATGATTGTCCTTGTCTGGAAAATCAGCTTTAAAATTGCCCTGCGAATCTTTAGCTAGTTCATATCCTAAAAATTCCCTAGATGTATTAGGACATCTTTCACTGTCTATTATTATTTCTTCTAAGTCCTGTAAGAACTTAATTCCATAATCAACGCTGTCAGGTCCTTTTTTTGCACCTCTTATTTTAATTCCATAATCTTTTAACTCTGCAATGCTTTTAGGTTCTGAGCTGTCAGCGGTTATTACAGAATGTAGCGGGTCTTTTGCTTTAATTTCTTCCGCTGCTTTTCTATTACTTAACCCAACTTTATATATTTCATCAAACAAATATAATCTTCTTCTTGTCTTATCATAATGACCTTTAATAAAAACAAAAGGGTCAACCGCATACCCCCAGTCAATCCCTCTCTTAATCCTATCAAATACATTAATCTCATCATCAGATATTTTTCTAATAGTTACATTTACAAATATTTCTCCACCTGTTCCAGTAACTTCACCTAGATATTCATGATTATAATTCTGAGGCTTAGTTTTCTTTAAATGTTCTGCTTCTATTATAAACTGTTCACCTAACCACTGTTTAGGAACTGTTAGATACGTAGAATGATGTACCAATCTATCTGATCTTTCTTCCAATACCTCAGTATTAACCCAATTTCTCTGGCTTTGCGGTGGATTGAACGAATAAAATACAGTGAATTGTTCTCCACCTCTCATAAGTGACTGGTTTATAGTTCTTATTTCCTCTGGACCATTAAACTCGTCTACTTCTTCATACCATATATATTTTATATAGCCTTTTTTAACCTTAGTAGATTTAATCTTTTTAGGTTTATCAGCTCCACGGAATATAATCTTTTGCCCTGTAGGCATATAGGTCATAGTCATAGGTGAAGTTTTACAATCCCAATATTGAGTAACACCTAATTTGTCAATTGCCCATTCTAGCTGTTCATATACTGAATCCTTTAAATATAATCCAACCTTACGTATTGCTACCGTATTAGAAAACACTCCATTGTCAGCATCACGCATCATTCCAAGAATTATTTCCACACTTACTAATGATGACTTTGTACTACCTCTACCGCCTTTTAGCCAATAGTGAGTATACCTATCATTCTTCACAGCTTTATGTATATCGTAAAAACTAGGTGCTATAAGGTCCGTTAACTTTACACCTATCATTCTATATCATCTACTATCTTAACACCTAAATTGCCCTCTATGTTTGCTTTGTCAGTAAATGAAGCATATACCTTACCCATTAATTCAGCGGCTTTAATTCTATCTTTAGCACCAACTTGCTTTTTTATTATTTTAGCTTCACTACATCCCTCGCCAGTTCCTTCCGTGACTACCACTTCTTCTTCCAAATCTCCACGCATTACTTTTGTAAGATATTCAAATACTTCTTTTTGACTTGCAACCCTGTTACTGTTTATACTTTTCATTCTTTCCTCGATATAACCCTTAATTTTAGGGTTATTTAGGGTTTTATTAGCTTCTACTCCTGCAGATTTATAGTTCTTGTAACCAGCTTTCTTATATGCTTCAGTAGCATTGCCAGTTTCTATATAATAGTCTGCAAATGCCTTTTGTTTTAATGTGAGTTCCACAATGCCACCTCCTTTATTATTTTTTACCTCGCTTTAAGC